TCAGGCCCACCCCCCGGCGAGGTAGCGCGCACCCTCGTACTGCATGGCGCTGGACACGGTGCGGGTGATCCGGCTCTGGAGCTGCTGGCCGTCGATCGTGACGTGCACGACCACGGGAGCGGCGGCGTTCTGTGCCACCAGCCGGAGCGCAGACGACCTCACGGAGCGTTCGGCCGGCACAAACGCAGCGTAAGAATCCGCGGAACGGCCCTGCGGAGAATCGGCGGAGAATCCGACGACGCCACCCAGCTTGGAGAGCCACCCGGGAACCTTCAGTTTCCCGATCCAGGAGACGGCCGACTTGATCCACCCGACGAACGTTGCGAGCCAGGAGACCGCCGTCGAGATCCCGTTCACGACCTTGACGAGACCGTTGAAGAGGTCCCCGACGAACCGCCCGGCGAGCTTGCCGACCCAGGGGTACACGTTGTTCTTGAGCAGGGTGTAGAGCGGCCTCCACTTTGCCTCGTTGTCCTTCACGGCGCGGCTGAGCTTGCCCGCGCCCTCACGGACGGCGGCGAGGATCGGCAGCATGTAGACGGCGTAGAGCTGACCCACCTTCCCGATCACGGGCCCGATGTCGCTGTTCCACACCCGGTACATCGAGGCGAGCACGGGCAGTACCTTCGCGCCGATGAACTCGACCAGCTTCTGTTTCGCGGTGCGCTGGAACGCGGTGATCTGCGCACCGGCGTTGTCCCGGAGCGACTTGCCCAGACCATCGGACGCGCCCTTGACCTTCCCCAGCGACTGCACGGCGGTCGAGGGGTCCAGCGCGTAGAGCGCCTGCGACATGTCCTCTGCCTGCGTGCCCAGGAGCTGCACGGCGAGCGCGGAGCGTTCGGCCGGGTCCTTGACGCCCCGGAGCTTGTCCAGGACCTGATCGAGGGCGGCGGCGGCGGCCGGGCCCCCGGTGGAGAACTTCAGGGCCATGTCGTCGGCGTTGAGCCCCAGCGTCTTCAGGGCGTCGGCGGCTGACTTGTCCTTGATCCGGATGTTCAGCTCTTTCAGCGCGTCGGCCACCAGGTCCGCATCGCGCGCGCCGCCCTTGAGCCCCTGGGAGAGCAGCCCCATAGCTGTCTGCCCGTCCAAGCCCATGTCCCGAAACTGCGTGCCGTACTCGTTGAACGTGTCCAGCAGGTCATCGGCGGCGTTGGCCCCGGTCTGGAACCCGCGCGTCAGCACGTCGAACGCCTGCTTCGAGTCCTTGACCAGACCCGTTTTGATCATCTGGGCGGCGGCGCGGGTCGCGCCGGTCACGTCCTGCCCGAACACCGACGCAAGGTCGCTCGCCCGCGTGGCGATGGACTCCAGTTGCTTGTTCGTCGCCCCGGGCGGCGCGAGGCCCGAACGCATGGTGGCGCTGATCGCGTCGGCGGCGCCCTGGAAATCCTCCGTGATGCCCTTGGAATAGAGCTGCCCGGCCACCTTGCCGTACCGGGCGGCCTCGGCCGGGGTCGCGCCGAGCTGCGCCCCCAGCTTCCCGACGATCTTCCCCTGGTCCAGCGCCTCACCGATCGCGGACATGAGGGCCGCGCCGATGGCGACCCCGGCGGCGGCGGCCAGCGCGGGCCCGGCGGCCTTGAGCTTGCCCAGGCTGCCGGAGATCCCGCGCTGAGCGCCGTCAACGTCCCGGCGTGCCTGACGCGAGTCGGAGGTGACGCGGATTGCCAGGGTGGACGGCCTACCCACGGGCTTTCACCTCCTGCTCGTACTCCAGAAGCGCCCACATGGCGCGGGTCTCCGCGAGGGTGCAGCCGCGCAGTTCGGCCGGACTGATCCGCCATGCGCGGGCGAGCATGACGCGGCGGGCGATCGGTCCGGCTAGACGGGGTCCGGCGCGGGCGGCGGCTGCTCGCCGTCCTCGATGGCGGCGGCCACGGCGGCGGCGTGATCGGCCTCGGCCTCGGCCTGGGCGTCGTCGTCGGCCCCGGTCTCGTCGGCCACCTTCACCACGTCCAAGGGGAGGTCCCCGGCGATGCTCCAGGGGTAGCGGTCGCGGTCGAGGCGGCGGGCGTACGCCACGGCGGCGTACGGCCACAACCGGGTGACCTCCAGGACATCGAGGCTCTTGCCGGTGACGCGGGCGATCTCGTCCAGCTCGTTGTGCGTCAGGTGCTCGGGGTCCCCGATCCAGCCGAACGGCGGGGCCTCGGGGAGGCTCACGGCCGGGGGCGGCGGCACGCGCATACTCACTGTGCGTTCCGGCCGGCGCAGCGCTACGTGATCGGGGGCGGGGGTCTCGCTCATGTTCCGGGGGTCCTCTCGACAAGGCGGCGAATCGTTTCTTCGAAGTGGGTGCGCCACACGGGTTCGCTGCTCTGGGCGGCGTTGATGACCCACTCGTGCGGCGCGATGTGCCGGGCGGGCCACCCGTAGTGGATAGGGGCGGCGTACGGGACGCGCGCGCCGCCGTACCGGACGATCGAGGCGGTACGGGTGCCGGAGGAGCGGCCGTTGCTGGCGAGCCGTCCCGTGCGCCGGGGTGCGCCCGGCTGAGCACGGGCCAGCACATACCCGGCGACGTAGCGGTGTTCGTCGCGCAGATCGTCTAGCCCGCCCTCGACCGCGCGGAGACGGCGGCGGAGGGCGGGCAGTCCCTCGACGGCGACGACCGTTCGGCCCCGGCCCCCGGCCATCAGGAGCCCTTACCGGCCGGGGTCTTCGCGGCGCCCTGGGCGTCGCCCTCGGGCGTGACCACGGTCGGGGGCCCGGCCATCGGCCACTCAGCCTCGCTCGTGGGCGCGGTCGGCCCGACCTCTCCGCCGATGCCGAGAGCGATCACGGTCACGGTGCCCGTGAACTCCTTCGTCGTCGGCCCCGGCCGGAACACGAACTCGGCCGACTGCCCGTCGTGGGCGAGCGCGTACAGAGCCAGGCTCGTACCGCTCTCGTCGGTCGCCTCGATCTGCTGAATGGAGACGAGATTCAGGGTCCATTTCGTGGGGCCGGGTTCCCCGGTGATCGAGGTACCGCACAGAACCTCAAGGTCGTCCCCGGTGTCTCCGGCCTCGGGGGTGAGCGTGATCGAGGTGGGCGAGCAGCTGAACACCACGGGCGCGGAGTCGGCGGCGGTCTTCAGGCTGAACGTGCCCTTCCGGACGCGCGATGCCTTGACAGGAGTAGTCATCGGTCCAGTTCCTCCACGGTGATCCGGTACGCCTGGCACGGCTCGGCGGCGGCTGCGTCTTGCAGGGGGACGTAGGCGACGGGTTCGGCCAGCGTCCAGCCGATGCCCAGGTCATCCAGGGCCCCGGTGATCTCCTCCAGGAGGTCCGCGAGCGGGGCCAGCTCGGCGCGGGCCCCGGGCAGACCGATCACGATCACGCTGTAGCGGTAGAGCTGAGCGCCGCACAGGGTGGCGGTCGTCGGTTCGATCGTGGGCGGTTCCACCAGCACGCACGGGGTGGCGCTGACGCGGGTCGGGTCGGAGGTCACGGGGCGGTCGGTGTGGTCGGCCAGGCGGTGCGCGAGCGCATCCATGGCGGCGGTGACAAGCACGTCAGGCACCCCCCGGAGGGGCCCAGCGGCCGACGCGCAGCAGCCGTTCTAGGTCCGGGTCCCAGCGGGCCACGTACGCGGGCCCGGTCTCGGTGTACGTGGCGACGCCGGTAGGCGAGCGGCGGCGGGCGAACAGGCGCTGGCCCAGCATCAGGGCCCCGGTGATCACGTCCGGGGGCCACGGCTCGCCCTCGGCCAGCGCCCGGACGCGGGGCACCGTGCCCGGTACGAGCACGTTCACGGCGGCCGTGACGTGCTCCAGGGCGAACGCGTCGTAGCTCCCGGCCTCGGGTGGTTCGATCCCGATGTAGTCGGCCACCTCGGCGGCGGTGATCACTTCCCGCCCGCCTTCGCGGCCAGGCCCTCGGGCGGCGTCTCGGCGGCGGTGATCCGTACCAGGGTCTTCGGGTACGGGAAGTACGTCGCGGTGTACCCCATGTACGCGATGTCGAGGCCCAGCACATCGGGCCGGACAGCTTGCAGGAAGCGGCGCCCGTTCTCGTACGACTCGGTGTACGTCGAGTCGCCCATGATCATGGTCCCGGCCGCCAGGTGCTTGGACACGATCCAGCGGAAGGGCGAGTTGCCGACCCCCGATTCGGGGTTGCCCAGGTTGATGGTGCCCGGCGCGTTCGTCGGGCCCAGCGACGGGAGCAGCGGGCGGCCGTCGCCGTCCACCAGGGACGCGAGCTTGACCCACATATCCACGGAGAGCCAGACGGAGTTGGGGAAGACATCCATCTCCGGATCGGCCCCGGCGTAGACGAGTCCGGCCGCCTGGGCAAGCACGCCGGTCAGCGTCTCCGTGGTGCCGTCCCACTCGACGGTGACGGCTCCGGCCGTCGCGGCGGCCACCAGAGCAGCAGCGGCGGCGGCGTCGGTCCGCGCGATGTAGATCCGCGTGAAGTCGATGATCAGCTCGTTCAGCAGGCTCGGAGAGGTCCAGTCGATCGCCTGCTGTGCCACGTCGAGGGCCCCGGCAAGAGTGGTCTTGCCGACCTCGTCCAGGACGGCGGTGTACTTCCTGCTGGCAACCTCCGTCTTCTGCGCCGTCTGCGGGGCAACCTGCACGTGCTGAGTGATCCTCGGGCGGCTGAACTTCTCGCCCTGCATCGGCATGTCCCGAGCCGTGAGCGAGGACCACAGCGGGCGGCGGCCGGACGCGCGCCCCAGCAGCTCCCCGACGATCGGGGCCGGGAGCAGCCCGGGAACGTCGGAGGTCAGTTCGTCGGCCAGCGCCGCCCGGATCTCGTTGTGCCGGGTCCAGTCGCCCTCGTTCACCCCGGCCGCGTACGCGGCGAAGTAGTCGCCCGGGGTGATCCGGCGTCCGTCGCGGCCGGTCGCGGCCGGAACGCGCGGGTCGAACCGGTCGGCGGCGCGCACGACGATCGGGTTGCCGTCGCGGTCCAGGAGCCGGGGCGCGGGCGAGTCGCCCAGGTGCGCCGGAGCAGCGACGGGCGCGGCCTGGGCGGGGGCGAGCTGAGCGCGCACCTGATCCATCACGGCGGAGAGCTGAGCGTCCGTGAGGGCGGCCGGGGCCGTCTCGGGGGCCGGGTCGGCCGGGGCGGCGGGGGCGGGGGCAGGAGCGTTCACAGCGGGGCCTTTCTGAGCGGTGACGGATTCGATGCGGGCGGCCGTGTCGGCAGGCTGACCCAGTAGGGAGACCTCGAAAATCTCGGCGGCGGTCACCTCGAAGACGTTCTCCTCGGCCTCGACCACCTGGCGGCCGTCGATGATCCGGTAGCCGACCGAGACGTGCGTGATAATCCGGTCCTCGACCAGTGAGTACGCGTCGTCGGCGTCGGCGGTCCGGGCGAAGCGGAAGCGGCCGAACGGCGCCTTCTCCATGTCGCGCGCCTCGGTCATCGCGCCGACGACACGGGCCCGGTCATGGTCGCGGAGTAGCTTCACGTCGTTCAGGTCCTCGGGGAGCGCGAGCGCTCCGGACGCCAGGCGGACGTTCGGGAAGTACGACATGGGCTGAACGGTCTTGCCGTACTCCGCGAGGACGGCCCCCATGGTGCGCGGGCCCCGGGCGGCGCCCTCGGCCTGGGCGGCGTCCTCGACGGCGACGGCGCAGCGGACGGTGAAGCGGTCCCCGAACAGGGAGCGGTCCGACATCGTCAGTTGCTCACCGTGTGTAGATGGCCGGCGCAGCGCTACGTGATCAGGCTTCGTCATCGGCGGGCCCTTCCTGGGCGGGCACCCGGGCGCTCTCCGGCGCGGCGGGCGGCGGGTCGAGGGGCGGCAGACCGCGCCGCGCGCGCTGCTCGTCGGCGGTGGACTGGCCGGAGCGGATCAGGATTTCCCCGACTTCGGCGTCTTCACGGGCGTCGGAGCGCAGCAGCCCGGACCGGTCGAACTTCACGCGCTGGCCCTGCGGAGAGCCGTTGCGGTCGCCCATGGACAGACGGCCCTCAATCGCGCCGACGTACGGGGCCAGCGAGATATCCGCCAGGTCCCGGCGCTGGCTCGCCACGGTGGAGTACGTCATCGAGTCGCCCGACTTCGCGCCGACGTAGTGCGGCGGGAGGTCCAGCAGCCGGGCGATCTGAACGGCCGACTCCTCCCGGGCCTGCACCAACTGGAGCTGTTCCGGCGTCGAGAGGACCGACTGATACGACAGGTTCGCGTCGAGGAACGCGGTACGGCGGCGGCGGCGCGCGGCGGCCCACCCCGCCATCAGTTCTTCGCGCTCATCCGGGGTGAGCCGGTACTCGCCCGTGTTGGTCAGCACGCCGGTCGGAACCTCCGGATCGGCGTACGACTGGGCGGCCAGCTCCAGGCGGAGCGCGGTCCAAATCTCCACGTCCCCCAGGGTCAGAACACCTTCGTCGGGGCCGTCGAACCTGATCAGGTCCTCTTGCGGCAGCTCCCGGCCCCGGTAGGTGACGTACACGCGGTCGATCTCCCCGGAGCCGGGCACGGTCGTCACGCTCACGTACTGCGGGTCGAGGCGGATCACGGCGGACGGCCACCCCGCCCAGTCCCGGCCGACGACGTACCACCACGCCCACGGGTAGAAGATCAGGTCTTCCACGGTCTCCGTGATGGTCGAGACGTACGCGCGCCACGCCTCCGGCTGCTCCAGGAACGTCGAGGACGGCAGCTTGGAGAGCCCTCTCCACCGTTCGAGCGGCATGGTGGCGATACTGTCCGCGATGGTGCGCACGCCCCGACGTACGGCCGGGACCTTCATCGCCAGGCGGCGGGAGAGCATCCACCCGCCGCACCCCCAGACGCCGGGCGGTCCGGCGATCTGCTCGGCCAGCACGGGCGCGATGTTCCCGGGCGGCGCGGTGACGGGGCGCGTCGCGTCGTCGCCCCATGCCTCGACGGCGGCGCGGACGACGCCATGCCCACGGTTGCGGCTGAACACTGACAGCAGGCCCATACCTGGAGTTATACGTACAACGCTGCGCGTCCGCATGTCGGGAGCCTGGGAAGTCATACGTATAACGTCGCGGGTCGCACGCCGGGAATTCTCGAGCCCGCGGGTAATCAGTCATGCACGGAAAGTGATTCCGCGGTGCCTTGCGTACCGTGAGCAACGGCCGGCGCAGCGCTACGTAGTCAGCCGCTGGCCACCGTGAGCGCGGGCTTTTCGTTCGGCACGGGGTGAGCCAGACCGTGCGCGGCCAGCATCGCGGCCAGCGCGGGCGCGGGGCTCGTACCGTCCTCGGCCACCAGCCGACTGAACACGACCTGTTCCCGCACGGTGCGGGTGCCCATGGCCCGTACGGCGGCGTCCAGCCGCTCATGCGACCGATGGGCCAGCGTCCCCCCGGTCAGCCCGTCGAGGAACTCGCCGTTGGCGTCCAGCAGCTCCGGCGTGCCGAACTCGGCCAGCGGCACCCACTGGCCCCGGCGCTTGCGCTGCTCCGCGATGGCGCGGTGCACGGGCCCGGCCGGAGAACCGGGGTCGATGACCACGGCGGCCGGGCGGTGCCGGGCGGTCAGCTCCAGGAGCCGGGGGGCCATCCACCCGATACCGCCCCGGTGCTCCACCACCTCGACGCCGGTACGGCCGTCCGCCAGCGTCCCGGCCGCGCAGATGATCCCCCCGGAGCGGTCGGCGGCGACCTCGGCCCCGAACGCGATGGGGAGCCCGGGGAGGAACGGGGCCCGGGTCCGGGCCGCGTCCCAGACCACAGGGGAGATCGCCCACTCGTCCGACGACACCCAGAAGTTCCCGTACGCGCGGGCGAACTCGTGCGCCTTCATCGTGCTCCGCGCGTCGGCCAGCGCATCCAGGCTGATGGTGTGGCCGATCGCGGGATGGTGGGCGGCGTACACGTCGAGGTCCGTCAGGTCCTCGGTGTCCTCGGGGATGGACCACTCGAAGTACGCGAACCGGGGCCCTCCGGCCTGGGCGCGGCCCTTCTTCACCAGCTCCCGGAGCCACGTCGAAGCAGCCGTGCCCGCCGTCGAGACGATCCAGAGCTGAGCGCCCGGCCGCGTCGCCATCGTCGGGACGGCGGCCTGCAAGATCACGTCGCCCTGCTCGGCGGTGAACGCGAACGCCTCATCGATGAAGACGACATCGGAGTTCTTGCCGTGCAGCGCGACGCGGGAAAGGGCGTTGAACACGCGGAGCTTCGCGCCGGTCGAGGTGAACCGTAGGCACTCCTGCCCGTTCGCGGAGCGCCGCTTGACGACGCGGCGCAGCGGGGAGTCCTCGACGGCGTCGGCGGTGTCCGCCCACGTGTCGGCCGCGTCCTGACGCTGCTGAGCGGTGACCCACAGACCCGCGCGCTTCACCGTGATGCCCCGGTGCGCCATGACGGGTTGCAACAGCGTCGTCTTACCGGCCCGGCGCTGCACGGTGAGCACGACGACCCCGTACCGGTAGACGCCCCTCTCGTCCACCTCCAGGGCCACGTCAGCCACCTGCCGTTGCCACGGCATGAACGGCGCGCCCATGGACGCGCCCAGCTTGGCGACCTTCCCCCCGAACGTCTTGTACCGGTGGTCGCGGGGGGTGGCGTACCGCGCCGGGGCGTTCATCAGTCCGGGGCGGACATGTCCGCCAGGAGATCGTTCAGCGCGTCGTCGTCGCCCTCCTTCGGCGTCAGCCGGTCGAGGACCGCGAGGAGCTTCGGGGTGACCTGGGCGACGGCGTACGGGTCGAGGCGGGCCCCGGCCGTGTCCATCGCGCGGGCCAGCTCCCGGGCGATGGCCTCGACCCCGACGCGCGCCGGGTCGGCCCCGTCGCGCCGGAGCGCACGCACCTGACGGCTCACCGCAGCCTCTACGCGGCCCACGGAGCGCCGCTCGGCGGCCCCGTCGCCCAGCGGGGCCCCGGGCTGCGCCGGGAGGCTCGTACGCCCCCGTGATGATCTCGCGGTCATCGCGGTCCCTTCCGGCCGGTCCGGGGCGGTCCGGCCTTGATCGAGGTATCCCCCGTTCGGGGAGGGGGGTACCGGCGCGGGGAGAGAGAACAGGGGGCGCGGGGTGTCCGCGCGGGCCCCCATCCCAAAAAACCGCGCAGCTCCAGGCGGAGCCGCGCGGCGCGGGACTGCTCACGGTGAGTTTCGGCCGGCACAGCGCTACGTGTTCACCAGTCGCGCGACGGCTCGGCGTTCGCACCCCCCGCCCCCCTAGCGAGATTGCACGGGGCGCACGCTCCGCACAGGTTCTCTCGGCGGTCGTCACCACCGTGAGCGCGCGGAACGATGTGGTCGGCGGTGGTCGAGGCGGCCACCCCGCACCACCGACAGGTGGGTTCCTCGGCCAGCACCCGGGCCCGGATGCGCCGCCACTCCGACGTACTCCCGTCCTCGGTCAGCGCGCTACCCAT